AGACGTCCTAATTCATCTATACTAGGTTTTCGTGGGGAAGAGGGATACCAATAACCAGGAGTACGATATTGATGTAATAGATAATTACCCATTGGGCGTAATACTTCTAATAACATCTTTATCACATCTCCATAGGCCGTGGTATCGTTTGTAGCGCTCTGTAAGTTCTCAGTAATGGCTTGTAGTGTTAACCAGAATAAGTACTTCGATGTACGGACGTTAAGCTCTTCAAAAGAGCCTGTCCCACACGCGAAGGACCTCTGCTTAATGCTGCAGCCCATGAGTTCCTCAGGACCTTCATATTCAATTTTGTCTGGATCCGTTTCACGGATCTGTTCGATTTTGTCTATGATAGACCCCAAAGTTGAGAAGATGCTATCTATTAAGATGGCCTTACGATATAACTGAATCTTTGATTCATCAGAGTTCAGGAGTATCCATATGTCATCATTGGCGTAGAATCCTTGGAAGTAATATTTTAAGGATTCAATAACCAATATAGATGCAGGTGACGGATTACATATTCCATAGAAATATAACGACCGTAATAAAACCGGTTTATCATGTTTCGTCTGGTTTATAAAATCCAGGGGAATAATGGTTCTCGCGTTTCGTTCTAATAAATGTTGAGCAAACGAAAAGACCTCAAAAGGGTTCTTTTGTACTGCCCTACATATATTAGCCGAGATGCGCGAGACGTCTTGACCAAAATTTAAGTTTCGAGAGACATATTCTCCGACATAATTGTTACAATTATGGCTCGGACAGTCTTTCGTTTTACTTATATTTATGTCAAGTCCTATAACCTGGGTATAATATTTAAATATTATATCTAGGGGATCGTAACACCAAAGATCATCGCCAACTTTATTAAAGAGTAATTTCTTCTCGAAAATAAAGTCACGCTTATATTTATGGATCATTTTATACTGTTTTTCGTATATCATTTCCAATAATATTAGATCTGTTAATGTTGCGATATCAAAAGAACCATTAGTTCCCATACCTTGACCTCGTCCATATTGGACGGTGTCGGTCATTCCCTCAACTTCCCAATCACAATTCACTACAAGTTTTAACCAAGCATCGGCCAATGTCTCGCCATATAGTCGTTTTACAACTATATATTGATACACAGCCGGGAAGGCGTCTGTCCACGATACAACGTCATATGACTTCGTACCAGGACGGATGTTCCCTTTAAGCTTGTTAAAACCTGAAGCGTGATTGAGGTTTGAGTTAACAGGAGCGAAATATTTATGGATTTGCTTTTGAGCGTCTAGCATTAGAGGCTTAAGTATAACCTGGGTCCAGTAGTCAGAAATGGCTACTAACCTTGACTTGTTCCCTTTATCAGGGATAGAAGTTATATACCTAAGTTTAGTCTTTCTTTTCTCTTTTCGAGATCGTCTCGCTTTATTATTAAGCGATGTTGATCCCTTCGAGATGGGAAGGCGAGAATACTCTTCTATATATTTTATAATTAGAAGGTTATTCGTCTCTATAGCGAACGCTTTGTAAGGTTCCCACAGATCTGAGTTCACTAAAGCAATTGCTTCTATGTGAGCAGATTCGTGTTTCCTTACTTTGTTAGGTCCTTTCGAGACTAGGTTGACGGTAGGGGCGGCAGTTAAGTCCGCTTCACACTCATACCCGGTCTTCTTCACCCAATAGTCGACGTATTCTTCGAATACATTCAACTCTTTGGGATCGATCTGAAAGGTTCTAACCAAATCCCCGACATCAACAGTTTTATTGTCTTTCACTAGTCTGTTAAGATATAGGAGAGACCGTAGGATCCTGTCTGATGTTGGACACTTCTTATGTAATGCGTTGTGAGCAAGCTCTTGAAGCATGGAAAGTTTCTTCGGAAACTTCATGACTTTCGAGATTGCGATAGCTAAGTGAGTTGATTCGGGGTTAGTACCCTCCACCAGCCTTAATATGTACAAACGTACATCATTAAAACTCTTAGTACCTTTAATAACGCCATGGTTCAGGATGAGTTTGTTATGAAAACAAACTACCTGATCCACCATATCCTCTACAGAAAAGATAGTTGTAATATTATCTCGATGTAGAAGTGATTTAAGAGTGTCAATAAATACTTTCGAAATTTCTTTAATAATACCTAAGGGTGCCAAACCCTTATCGTGTTGTTCGTGAAGTTTGATTGCTGTCCTTTTACGATTCGTTTTAGTAAGACGTGTCTTTTCGAACGAATGAACTTTCGTATCAGTAATAGGTTCTGGCAACTTCTTGTTAGAAGTGACCCCAAACATTAACTGACTTAAAGAA